CAGGACTTGTCGGAAGAACTGTACCGGCCGCCACGAGCGTGTTCATATTATCCCGCACCTGCGTATTCCAGAACGACGCAGTCAACACCTCGCCAGCGGTCGCGGTTCCGGGCGTAGTCCAAGCCATGAGCGTATCTTACCTTTCCTAGAGGCCGAATGGTGAGCCCGAAACGCTGCCACCAGCGAACAGGCTGAAAGGATACGACGCGACAGCCGTGCCACCACCGAACACGAACGCGGCCGTATCCGTCGACGACAGGGTGAACGTGACGGCGTGCCGATCAGGCTGGACAGCGTGCCGGATACCGATCACCTGAACATCCTTCACGATGCGGTCGCCGATACCGTTCGGCTGATACTCGACACGGATGATGTCCGTCAGCTCGACGCCCAGGACGCTCGTCTGCATCGCCGTCCCGAGGCCGGCTAGTTGCACCGTCAACGCCTCGAAGCGCAGCTCGGGCTCGGCGTACTTACTGACGAGATAATCCGCGAGGGCTTGCGCGTCCGCCGTACCCGCCGACCCCGACCGGATCAGCAGGCCCGACAGGTCGAGAGACTGGACGCCATACTCGTTCTGCGAGTCGAGTGACTCGGCATCCTGCGGCGCGATGCCGAGCGGCGCGACCGTCACACGATTGAATAGGAGTTCCGTGCCGTAACTGATCCCGATGTCCGTGTACGGGATGGTCGTGCCGCCCGCATCGGAGAAGACGATCGTGCCGATCGCGGCCGCCGTATTGCGATCGCGGAACGTGACGTCATTGTCTTTCGACATGAAGAGCAGGCCCGGCTCCGACGCGGCGACGAGTTGCAGATACTCGAGGACCTCGCGGCCCTGCTCGACGGCGTCCGCCTGGAGCGTCTGCGCGCCCGTGTCGATATCGCGCAGCCCCGTCGGCCAGTTCACCTCGGCCCGGTCGAGGACGGCGCCGATGCGTGCACCCGTCGTCTGACTCGTCGCCGTATGCGCCGCGAGCTGCTGACCGCCGAACAGGATGAAGCCATCCGTGCAGGACGCGCTCGCCGTCGCGTCACCCTTCACGCTGTAGTCGACGTTCCAATCCTCGATCAGTCCCGTGAACTGCACCGCCGTCGAGCCTGCGACGACCGTAGAGAGTTTCACGTTGCGGCGCGGCTTGATGTCCGGATAGAACGGCGACGCCGTGTAGAACGGGTCGAAGGCGCGGTCCTGATTCGTGAACTCGATCTGAGCGCCACCCGTCACGAAGCGGTCCAGCTCACGCGATAGGCCGCGATTGATGCTCACGCTCGTGACGCGATCCGTGACGTCATAGAAGAGCGTGCCGCCGAATCGGTACGTCTCATTATCGAAGATGCTCTGAGGATTGTCCGCCGGCACGTCCGTCGAGCCGAACGTGAAGAACGGGCCGCCGACATCGCTCAGGTCGAAGCCGATTTCGACGACGGTGTCGGGCGTGGAGAAGTGCGACACGCTAACCGCTCCTGAGCGAACGCACACGGTTGAACGTCGTCGCGCCCGAATCCGTCGACGTCACACCCGCAGCGTTCGCCGCCACGCTCACGATCGGCCCCTGGAAGACGGCACCGTTGCGCTTCTCGTACCGCTTGATCGAGTTCACGATGACCTGCGACAACTCGTCCGGATTCGTGCCGAGGCCCGCATTCACGGTCAGATTGATGACCTGCGTCGAGCCACCACCACCGCCGATCGCATCACGCAGGATACGCATCGCCGAACCGGACTCCAGCGGAATCACAGCCTCCTTGCCAGCCTCGCCAGCGACGAATGTCGGCTGCTTCAAGATACCGCCGAGGGCGAGACCGTACTGTGCGCGCTGCGGCTTCGGGTTCTCCTTGTCCCACGTCGCCATGATGTCGCGGATTTCCTTCTCCTCCGCAGCCGTGATCGTTGCGCCGCCCGCGCTGCCGGGACGCTTACGGAAGTTCACGGCCTGCTCGCGACGCTCCTTGCGGCGCTCCTCCCACCTGCGAATAGCATCGGAAAAGCGGCGCTCGTTCTCCGACTTCAGCGCCTCGCCGACGCCGCCACCAGAGACGGCAGCGATCGGCTGGCCCTGGCCGACTACGCTCGCGATGTCCTTCGCGATATTCAGAATGCCTTGCAGTTCGCGCTCGAACGCGCCCGCGAATGCCGCGCCAAGCTCGGCGCCACGATTCGCGCCGATGATGCCGTTCAGCGCGTCGGAGAACTGCTGCGCGCTGATCTCGCCACGATTGAAGGATTCCGTCAGGTTCGCGATGTCGTTATTCGCCTTCTCGGCCTGAGCCTGCGCGGACTCCTCGAGGCGCTGCGCTTCCTGCTCAAGGATGAAGTCCTGAAGGTCCTGCTCGGCCTGTGCGCGCTCCTCATCCGTCTCGGCCTGCGCGACCGCGTTCCGAAGGCGCGTCTCCTCACGCTGCGCCAGCTCTTTCTTCTGCTGTGCGCGAATCTCGCGGGCACGCTTCGCCTCCGGCGATGAGCCCATGATGACCTGCCCGACCATCCCGCCGAGGGTGCCAGCCGCTCCGGCGAGGGCGCCACGCGCCGACTGCACGGCGTCGCGGATTGTCTGCGTCATGACGTTCGCAAGACCGCCGCCGCCGCCTCGACGGCCCGTGGCCTTCTTGAGACCGTTGACTAGTTCCTTGCCGAGCATCAGGCCGACGCCGCCGGCGATCTCGATATTCGACCGGGCCCACTCGCGCAGGATGGCGCTAAGGTCGACCTCGGCGAGGCCCGCCTTCACACCATTGAACAGACTGACGACGAGGCGCTTACCGAGCTCGAGGCCGGCCGTATTGACGAGGATGCTGCGGACGATGAAGTTACCGGCCTGCTCGCCCTGCTGCGTCGCGCCGCGCCGAGCCCCACCGAAGATCGTCGTCGTCAGCTGATAGCCGAGCTGGAAGCCGAACGTCGTCACGGCCTCGTTCAGTTTTCGCGACAGGTCACGCGCGAAAGCGTTCGCCTGGTCGCGCCCCGCCGGAGCGATGCTGACCTTCAGCCGGTTCGCCGGATTGTCCTCGAACTGGACCTTGGGCTTATTCCACCAGTTCGCGATCGTCTGCGCGCCCGCCCAGACAAGGTCGCCAAACTTATCAATGACGAAGCGGACCTTCGCCTCAAGCGTCGGCTGCTTCCCGAACTGACCGAGGAAGCCGACTAGCTTCTGCGCGGCAGTCGCCAGACCCGGCAGAAACTTCGCGGCAATCTCGCCCGCAAGGTTATTGAACGTCTGCTTCAGGATGTTCAACTGGCCCGGCAGCGTCTTACCGGCCGCCTCGGCGCTGCCGCCGAACTGCGTCGTCAACTCGCCGAGGATGATCTTCTGCGCCTCGAGGACGCGACCCGACTCGACGAACGCCTCGATCTGATCCTTCTGGCCCTTCGTCAGCTGAACGCCGGCACGACTCAGCGCCGTCGCGCCCTTCACGGGATCGTTCAGCGCCTTGCCGACGAGGATCGCGGACGAGTTCAGATCCTTCCCCATCGCAACGCTCAGGTCGAGCGTGGCGACAGTCGCCTGATCGAAGATGTCGTTGCCCTTGCCCGTCTCGTTCCGGATCTTCGTGAACGTCAAGAGCAGGTTCTGGCCGGACTGGATCGCCTCGTCGTCGACGCCGCTCTTCTTCATCAGCGCCGTGGACAGAGAGTTCATCTGCTTCGCCGTGACGTTCGCGATGCCGCCCGTCGACTTCAGCACAGCGCCCGTCTGCGCGGCCACCTTCTGCTGCTCCATGAACTCGGCCGTGCCGATGCGGAGCGTCTGCACCATTGCGCCGATGCCAGCCGCGCCGGCGGCGATCGCCGCGATCTTCCCGAAGGACCGGAGCCGGCCGCCGGCCTGATTCAGTTTCCGCAGGCCGCTAGTGTCGACCCCGATCGGGATGATGATCGCCATGACAGTAGTCTACCGGCTAGCGATCGGCGTCTATCGGGCGAAGCCGCTGCGAGCGATCATCCGTGCGCCGCGCTCCGAATAGCCCTTCGCGCGCAGGGCCTCATTGATGACGTCTTCCATATCGAAGACAGACTTCTGCACAGACTTCTGAATCTCGGGCAACTTCTTCTCGGCCGCCGGCCACATCGCTCGCGATGCGGTTCCGAAGCCTGCGCTCTGAAGACTCTTGTCGATCGGATTGCCGGGGCGGATGCGGCCGGCCATATCGAATGCCTCACCGCTGGCGCTGCCCTGGACGACGCGAACCAGCACGCGGCGGCCCTGCATTCCGCGTACCTTTTCGCGGCGAATGCGCGCGTTGATCTTGCGTTGTGCGTTGCCCTCCCACGACGGAAACCGCTGCTCACCGGTGCGGAAGAAGCCCGACCCGCCGCCCTCTTTCCAGCCCGAAAGCGGCGTCTGCTTCGGCGTCATCGATCGCGCCTCGTCCACCAGCGGTCGAATATCGCGGCGCATATTCTTCTGCCCCTCGCGATACAGGACAGGATCGATCTGCTGAAGTGTGGCGAGCGCCTCCTCGAGCCCGCGAATCTGAGGAGCCATAGCCACTACTCAGCCCGTCCATGAATCGCGCGCCATCGAAGATACCCGAGCATCGTCCATAGCATACGCTCGGATTCCTGCAGGAGCAGACTCGGCGCGATGCCCGTTTCGCAGGCGAGGCCCGCGATCATCCAGTGACTACTGGATTCTCCGAGGGCTCTAAAGGGGACTCGGGCTCGCCCTCGATATCGTCGAGCGTCGCGACCCAATCCATGAACTCGAGCGTCGTCTTGCCCTGCCGCTTTACGGCGTGCCACGCGAGCCACACGAAATCGCGCGCGAAGATATCGCCACCCGACAGCGCTGTCGACGGCTTCTGGAAGTGATCCTCCCACGCGATGACGTCAACGAGTTCGGCCGTGATCGTCTCGGCCGTGCCGCCCTTCGGCTTGATCTTGAACTGAACCTGCATCCCTGCTCCCTCCGTTGCCGCTAGCGCGGCGTCAGGTTACGCGGTGGCCTTCGTGATCGTGCCCGAGATCGGCCACGTCACGTCGGCGGTGTTGAGCTCGCCGACCGCGCCGTTGACCGGCGTCCACTCCGTGACCAGGACGGTCGCCGAGTAGGACGGGTTCGCGGTGCCGACGGCGGTGCCGTTCGGCTTGACGACGATGGTCGCGGTCGAGCCGATCAGCGGGTAGATCAGGCCCTCGATCGAGCTGTACTCGTTGTGGATCGACAGCGTGACCGAGTTGTCCTTGAGGCCACCGACGCGCGTGACAGCACCCTGTCCAAACGCGGTGGTCTCTACCTCGGCACTCGTCGAGGAGATGGTGACAGCGGCGACGTCGGACGAGATATCCGTGCCGCCGAGAGTGATGTTCGCATCCGTGAGGACGAGCTTAGCCAATGTGATCGTCCTCCTTTGGGACGTCGACGTTTGCAGCCTTCATCTTAGCCGACGAATCCGGCTCTACGGGGATCAGGCGTCCAGACTCCACAAGGATGTCAATCCGATCCACGTCGCGCTTCGTGACCTTGCAACCTTCGCTCTTGCCGGCGACGACATGCCCTGGCGCGACGATCCATTCACGCGCCACGACTAGCCCCTCACCTGCGCGACGAAACGGAAATCGACGGTCAGGTACGTCGTGTCGTTCGCGTCGATTGTCTGGATGTTGCCGGCGCTCTCGACGATGCTCGTGTCGACGGTGCCGCCGAGCGTGCGATCCGACTCGAGCGCCCACCGCACGGAGCCGCTACCGAAGGACAGGTAGGAGTCCAGGAGCGTCTCGGCGCTGCGCTCCGCAGCACGACCGACGATGACGGTGATGTCGTAGTTATGCGTGACCATGCCATTCCCCATCGCGCCGTGATACTCGATGGAGCGCAGGCTCGGGAACGCCATAGGAACATTGACCTGGTCGGGCTGGCGATTGTAAGTGCGGAGCCCGGTGATGGCGCCGAGGCTCGACGCGATCGCCGTCTTCACCTGCGCGACCGTGCTCACCTGATGTTCCGCATCTTCTTGTACGGCATCACGAGCTGCTCGACGTCAGGGTCGAGGAAGCGCGACACGCGGACGGCGCCGAAATCGCCGAAGCCGGCGACGCCGAGCGGCGAGTCGAATCGCTTGAAGATCCGCGTCGACTGGATGATCGTCGCGACCTCGATCGCCTTCGGCACGCTCGGCCAGCCGAAGACGCCCGTCACGCGGACGAGTGCCTCGCCCTCGTCGGCGAACTGATTTCCCGTCGGAAAGACGTAGTCCTCGACGGCGCGGATGCGATCGTACGCCCACGGGATGCCGTCGAGATTCCCGTTCAGCGGCTCGAGCTGGTAGTCCGTCACGGCCCAGGTGACCCAGTTGCCATCGCTCGCCGGGTTCGACTCGACCGTGATCGCGGTGCCGGCGAGGTCGTCGATCTGGCAGAACAGCGGGTCGGGCGTATTGAAGTACCGCGTCACGGTGCCGGACTGGTAGAAGTTCCGCATCGCGTACCCGTCGATCAGCCTGGACGCGGATTCGATGGCGCCCTCGAGGAGCGTGTCATCGACGCTGTCCGTGATACGCAGCGCGGCCTTGACGTTCGTGAGCGTGGCATAGCCGTTCGTGATCGCCATGTGAATAGTCTACAGCGCGGTAGACAGGTTCCCGCCGTGGAATCGGTACCGCCACGTCACCTCAGGAACACACGCGAAGACGGCGCCACGGTCCAGCGCGCGAAGCCAGAAGTCCCAATCCTCGAAACCGTGCGCCGCATCGGCGCGCCACCCGAGCTCGGCGCACAGCTCGGCGCGGATCATGCTGGTCGCCGGGATGTAGTTGCCGCGCCGCAGCCGATCAGCATCGAAGGGCGCGTTCGGATTCCACCCGCCGCGGCCCTCGACATGGCAGTACGTGTAGATGATGTCGGCGTCCGTCCTGGTCGCGAGTGTCGCGAGGTGATTCGTCAGCATGACGTCATCGTCAGCGATCTGCGCGATCCACTCGGCGCCCGCCTCAACTGCGCTCCGCGTCAGCGCATTCAGGCAGCGCGCCGGGCCCTGCCGCTCATAGTCAAGATGCACGAGATGCGCGATCGGCTGGAGCGTCTGCGCCGCCACGGCCGCCACGCACTCGGCACGGAACTCGACACGCTCCGGCAGGCTCGCCGTAACGACAGCGATACGCGGCGTCACGCCGCCTCACGAAAGGCGTGCTTCATGTCGAGACGCAACTGCAAGACCTCATTCCACCGATCCCATACGTCCGCGCTCAGGGCGAGTTCGTCATACTCGCGCGGCAAGCGCGGATCCCTATGCATATTCGATCCGAGGACGCGAGCGGGAGAACCCGCGACCTTACAGAACGGCATCACGTCTTTGATGACGCTCGCATTCAACCCGATCATTGCCGACTCGCCAACGACGCACCACGGGTGCGTGATCGCTCCCTGACCGAACGTCGCATCCTGATCGATGATCGTGAAGCCGCCGAGCGTACTGCCCGTACTAAGCGTCACGCGATCGCCGACCTGCGAGTCGTGCGAGATATGCGAATAAGCCATGACGAGCGCGTCAGCCCCCACGCGCGTCTCATCCACGATCCCATGATGAACGGTGACGTACTCGCGCAGACACGCACCGCGACCGATCGCAATCCCGGCGTGCCGGACGGGCGCGTCAAGGCCGCTCGGATACGAGCCGCGATGCTGCGGAGATCCGCCGATCATCGCGTGCGCGCCGATGTACGAATCGTCTCCGATGCGGCACGGGCCGGTAATCACGGCGTACGGTTCGATCGTGACGTTCTCGCCGATATCGACGTTGCCGCGAATGATGACGGTGTCGTGAATCATGCCTGCTCGATGTCCTCCAGGGTTGCGACGACGCGATGCTCGAGCGTCATATCGTGATCGCCCGCATTGATCCTGCGAGCCATATCGGAGAGGCTGCGCTCGACAGGCGTCGGCGCCGCCTCATCGGCCAGCTGATCCCACGACGTATCCCCGCCTGAGCAGACGAGACGCATCGTGCGGCGCTGATCCTCAGCGTCCGTACGCGCCGTAAGCGTCGCGACGGCCCAATCCGTATCCAGCCATACGTGCAGATGATGATCTCCGCGATGCACGCTACGGACGCGCCACGGTGCATCTCTGAGCGCGTGAAGGAGCGCGACGTCGTGAACCATCATGTCGTACAGGATCGGCGCCGGCGACCGAGTCCCGACGCTGAAGCGTTCCGTCGTCACCTCGAGGATGTTCCCCCACGATGCGGATTCGGTCTGCATCTGATGGAACGTCCAGGCGTGACGCATTGTGTAGTCGATCACGGCGACGCGCTTCTTACGCTGCGCCAGCGAATCGATGCGGCGCAGATCGACGAGGCTCGTTGCGCCCGGCTTCGCGATCATCACATTCGCATGACGCGCGAGCGCCATCATCGCCGCCTCGACCTGCGTGCCGATCGGCGACGCGATGACCACGAGTTGCGGCGTCGTGAAATCCAACGCATCCGACAGCGTACGAAAGGTATACAGATTCGCCGCTCGCGCGACCGCTCGCCGCTCCGCATCGGGGTCGTGAACGCCGGCGACGAAAAAGCCGGGATGATCGAGAAGGTTCCGCGTCAGTACACCTCCCCAATACCCGTAACCGGTGACGAGCGTGCGGATCACCAGGACTGCTGGAGTCGCGTCGCGAGGCTCCACTCCATATCACGCGGCAAGCCATTTACCGCCTGTGCCCAGCGGTACTCGTAGAGCGCGTGATTCGCGGCGTGCGTCTCGCGATTGCGCTCCGCCTTGACGGGATCGCTCGCGATCGTGCTCGAGTTGTCGTGATGCACGACCGCAGCCGACTGCACGAACGTCATGCCATGCACGCGAGCGCGACGCTCCCAATCGACATCCTCCATATACGCCGGGTGGAAGCGTTCGCAGAACAGGCCGACGCGCTTTACAGCCTTCGCGCTGATCCACGTGCAGCACCACGGCGGCGCGCCCGCTTGGACAACGTCGCCGCCGATCGTGTCCTGCGAGAAGATCGAGAAGGCGTCCTCGCCGAAACAGGCGTCAGAGTTCAGGAGCAGCCAGCCGCTCGCGTGCGGCGTCGCCTTGATGCCGAGGTTCCAGCTAGTCGCGACGCCTAGATTCGACGGCATCTTCCACAGGTAGCGGCGCTTCGCGATCATCCGCATCTGAATCGTGTCCAGGTAATGATCCGGCAGGCCGTCACCGTTATCAATGACGATCAGCGTCTCGACTTCGTCGAGGCTTTCGATGGCGCGCTCGAGCAGGTCGTACCGATTCAGGACCGGGATGATGACGACGTCGATCACGGCTGCCACGCTGCGAGGCGCTGCATGATCGGACGCCAATACTTCGCGAAGACGGCATCGGCCTCGTAGTCCTTCGCGAATGCGAGAGCGTCCGCGCTCGCATTGCCTCGCTCACGCGCGTACGCCTGCTCTAGCGCCTGGACGATGTGATGAACGTGCGGCGTGAAGAACCACGAATCCTGATTCGGATCCCAGAGCGGCTGGCCATCGATGACCCAGCCGTCGCCGACGAGCTCGGGCTGCGCCGAGAAGTTGCTCACGATGACGGGCAGGCCGCACGCCTGCGCCTCGATGACGGGCACGCCGAAGCCCTCACCGGCCGACGTTGCGAGCAGCACGTCCGCGTCCGAGTAGAGCGCGGCAAGCGCAACCTGCGGCATGTTCATCCGATAGAGGTACTGATTCACGACACGGACCTGCTCAGGTCTGATACCGCACGCGCGGACGAGCTTCTGGATATCCACGCCGCCGAGAGCGGCCGACTCGTCCGTGTGCAGGTACAGGATCGCGTCCGGCTTGTCCTGCGCGAACACGCTGAACGCGAGCAGATTCTCGCCCCAACACTTCCGCGGCGGCGTCCTGCCCTTATTCGCCGAGTTCATCATGACGACGAAAGCGTCCGGGTCATTGATGCCCATGATGTCGCGGCCTCGGATCGTCTTGCCCTGCGCGTCCAGGAAGGACGGCGTCGGCTTGAAGACCTTCGGATCGAATGCGTGCGGCGCGTACTCGTGATCGATCTTCTCGAGGTCAAGCATCCGCGAGCCGAACTGCGACATGGCGATCGGCATGACATTCGGCTTCTTCAGCCATCGGATCACGTCCGGCGGGCCGGGCTGATGATCGATCGGAACCCACGCGGCGATCTTGCCGATCTGATCGATGCTTGGATTCTTCAGCGCCCAGACATCGAAGAGCGTGACGACGGCGCTCGATAGCGGCGATCCGCTCGACCAATGCTGCCAATGCGCGCACAGGATGTCGTCCGAGTAGGGCGACACGCCGGTCGGGTACAGCTTGACGCCGCCCCATTCCGTCTCCGAACCCTGCAGGCCGAAGTTGCAGGCGACGGCGATCTCGTGCCCGTCGCGCTTTAGGCGGTCGACGACCTGCGCCGTCTGAACGCCGTAGCCCGTCGCGGCGAAAGGCGCATTGCTCGCCCACAAGACGCGCATCGGCTGGACGCCGGGATCGACGCGCTTCGTCTTCGCAGCCGCTCGACGCATCTGCCGATTCGACACAATCCCTCCCTAAAGACTAAGGGCCGCCGATCCGAAGATCGACGGCCCGTAGGTTACCACTCGGAGTCGCGTACTAGGACGCGGCGCCGATGAAGTGCTTGATGTGCGACGTCTGCGGCAGGTTGCCGTCGACGCGCATCGACGCGCGGAACGTGACGAGATCCGCGTTGAACGCGAAGTCGTCCGAGCGGTCGAGGCGGATGCCGCCGACCGAACGCACCATGTACGACGGGAGGTGACCGCAGATGACCGACTTGGCGGCGGTGCCCGGAGAAGCCATGTGCGGATTCTCGTAGACCGGGACCGACAGGAGCAGGTCGCGGCGGTTGCCGTCGGCGGCCGGATCGAACACGTAGTTGCCGGCGGTGTCCTTCAGCTTGCGGACGGCGCCGATCGACGTGCCGTTCATCATCCACCCGATGCCCGGGAGCAGGCGCGCCGCGCCGTCCAGGCTGTAGTAGAGGTCGATCAGGTTGTCGGCGGTGAAGGCACCGGAGACACCCGTGCCACCCGTGACGCCCGAACCCGAAGCCGTGACGATGCCGTTCGGCTGCACGGTGCCGGTGCCGGTCGTCAGCGCGTTCTGGACGTTGTAGCCCAGACCGTTTCCGACCTGATCGGCGAGGAAGCCGAGGAGATCCACGCCGGAATCCTCGATCATCTCGCGGCTGACCTGGATCAGGAAGCCGAACTTGAACGCCGAGAGGTTGACGAAGGTGTTGAACACCGGATCGGACTCGGAGAAGTTCGCGCCCTGAGCGGTGACGGTGCTCGAGGACGAGTAGGACGACAAGCTCGGGACCTGGATCGTCTCGCCACCGGCCGTGTTCATCTGCATCGGGACGTCGAGCATCGGGCCCACGAGGCGAGCCTTCAGGATGACCTGATCGTAGAACGAGGTCGGGACCGGAGCACCCGTCGACGACGTGAGGACGTCGCGCTTCTCGAAGTTGTACGACCGGACCTCGCCGCGCGCGAGGGCGCGGATGGCCTCCGCGTCGGAGTCGTCGCCCGCGGGCTCCTCGTCCGTGCGGATCTCAGCCGCGACCGCGTCGAGGCGCGCAGCGCGCTCCTCGTCGGACTTCAGCTGATCGATGATCTGCGCGCGAGTGTCGAGCTCGGCGGAGATCTTCTGGTACTGCTCCTCTTCCTCGCCGGTCAGGTCGCGCTTCTCCGCGGCCGCCGTATCGAGCAGGTGCTTCGCCTCGTGCCACGCGGCCTGGCGAAGATCGTGCTGGCGCTTGATGTACTCGGACATCTGATCTCCCCTTTCGGAAATCGTGTTGACTGATTACCGGCCGCGGCTCCGCGAAACCGAACGCCCGAGCGGCTCCGCTCTAGACACCAGAATCATAACCCCGCAAATAGGGGAAACTAGAGTCCGCAGAATGTAGAGGCTAGACGCGGGCGAGCAGCACGTCGAGCTGCTTCTGCTTCATCGCCAGCTTCGCGGCGACGTCGTCACGCTCCGTGCGGAGCTTCGTCACCGCAGCGTCGAGGACGCCGGCGAGCTCGTCGTCCAGCGTCTCGCCCTTCTCGAGGGCCGTGATCGCCGCGTTCAGCTTCTCGGCCTCGAGGCCCGTCGCGTCGACCAGGCCGTCGAGGCTGCGAACGGTAGCGGCCGTCGCCTCGTACGCCGGGAAGCCCGTCACGATCGAAACCTCGTGAAGACGCACCTCGCGCAGCTCGCGCTCCTGCCCGTCATCACTCCACGAGTCGCCGCCCTTCGGGACGGAGAAGCCGAAGCTCATTGAATCGATATCGCCGCGCTTGAGCAGGACAGCCATGTCGCGGCCGTCCGTCGTGTCGGGCAGGTCCGCCTCGACCTCAAGTCCGCGACCAGATTCGGACAGGCGCAGCGTGCCGGCCCGCTTCGATGCGAGGACGCGCGACGTGTCGTGATTCACGAACAGCTTGATCTCGTTCCGCGAACGCAGCGAACGCGAGAACGCGCCCGGCGCGATCCGCTCAATGAACGGCAACGGCTGACTCGGAGAGTTGAACGCAGCCGCGAGGCCGACGAACGTCATGCCGTCACCCTCCGCCGCGTTGCGAATCTCGAACTCGTTGACCGTGACGCGACGCTGCTCTACACCGTTCTCCATACGGAACAGGGTAGCACCCGGCCGGTCGCGAACCGCGAGCGATCCATACCAGCGCCGATCCTCTGCCTCCTCCTCCTCGGCGATCTGGTCGCGCTTGCGATTGAACCATTCGATCGCCGGCCGCGGGTCCAGCGGATCGATGCCCCAGAGGTAGAACGCGACGGCGCCATTGCCCGGCCAGCCGTCCGCGTCCGCGTCAGAGTTCTGCGGCGCGTCGAGGTCGACGAGATGACGAGCCGCCCAGGCAGCCACGCGGACGACCTTATCCTCCGACACCTCGCCGTCAGCCATCAGGCGAGCCTCGCGAATCGTGCGCTCGACGAGGCCATCACCGCCATAGCCCTCAGCGCGCAGCTCAAGACCGCGCGCAGCGGCGGCGCGGATGTACGCGGGCAGCGTCAGGTCGACTTGCCGCTCGACCATCTCGGGCAGTTCGGCTGGATCGACCGCGTCGGGCGTCAGCGTCGTGATGCCGATTCGCGCGTACTCGGCGCGAATGTCCTCGTCATTCTCGATTGCGAGTTCGATGTTGTAGACGTCGAGGAGATCCTTCACCGTCTCCGACTTGAAGGCGAGCGAGTCCGCGTCGGCCGTCGGCTTCATGAAGAGCTGGTCCCAATCAACATCGGCGGCCTCGAGTTCGGCGACCGTTTCTGCGCGGTCATCATCGACGCGAGCCGTGACGATGATGACCTCGCCTCCGTACTCGTCCACGAAGTCGACGACATTGCGGATCGGCTCGCCCTCGAACGTGAGGAGCGTTCCATCGATGTCGACGATGATTGCCGGCGGCCCGTCAAGATTGCGCTCGCCGCCCGGCTCCATACCCTCGGCGATGCTGACGGCGACCATCTGATCGATCGCGGCCTGCTTCGTCTCGTGGCAGCCGATCACCTCGCCGTCCTCCTTGATCGTCGCCCAGCCATCACAGTCCGGGCTCGTGTCCGTGATGAAGTACGGCACCGGCTAGTCCTGCCTGATGACGGCTACCTGGACTGCGGTCCCGCCGGCGAGAGCCGCGATCGACTCGCCAGCGTCCATCGTCAGCTGGACAGTTTCGCCAGCATTCAGGCGATACGCCGAACCGTTAGCGCCGAACCATACTTCGTGCTGACCGTTGAAGTCTTCTGACCAGACGAGATCGAAGTAGACCTTCGTCTCCTGATTGCCACCGTTCGCGAACTGCATCGCGTACGTGCTGGATCCCTTGAGCGTATAGATCTTCTCAGAATCGGCCGAGCCCGAAACCTTGTGCGCGGACGTGACGAGTTCGCGCGCGACGACGGTGCCGCCCGACACGCTCGTCGCCGAATCGAGCACAGCCGTAGGCGTGACAGACGACTGGCGATTCAGATTGAACGCCGCGATCGGAGTGCCCGCCGACGCAACGGTCGCGCCTTCCACGAGCGTCGCCGTCACCTCAGCACCCGTGCTGACGATCTGGTAAGAGATGAACTGGACACCACCCGCAGGCGTCGCCATTGAGAAACTCGCCGTGCCGCCAGCAGCGATCGTGAAAATCTGAGACATCTCGAACGCGAGACCTGCGCGCGAATACCCGCCGTCGACCGGGTCCGGCTCGAGGTTCTGGATCGTGACGCGCTGCGCGTCCGTGCTCGGCGCGAGGATCTGCTGAAGCGCCGTGCCGAGCGTATACACCGTCTGGCTGATAGCCACTATGCTTCACCGTCGACCGGGTAGGCCGCTTTCGGATTCTCGGGATCGATCTGACTGATCGGCTGGAGCTGCGTCGTCGGCAGGCCCGTATGCGGGATCGCCGGCAGGTCGAGCGCCGCAAGGATCGACGCCGGATCGAAGCCGGAGAACACGAGGCGCTGCACGATGCCCGATTTCTTCTCAAGCTCCGTAAGGTTCGCCGCGTCTAGGTCGACGTTCGCGAGCGGCACGCGGTAGACGTCGCCGCCGTCGACGGGCGGCATATCCTCGATCCGGCGAATGTCATTGATTGACGACCAGCCGTTCACGAGGGCCGAGGCGTGCGCCGCGTACCGGCTCGCCTGATCGCCACGCTGAAGCGCATCGACGTTGAACTTCAGGAACGCGACACCCGGCAGGAGCGTCGAATAGGCGTCCTCGATCTTCACGATGTACGGGCGGAGCGTGTGCTGCACGAACTGGATGCCGTTCTGCTCGACCGAGGCGTACGACATCGCGCCCGGCGTCGTCACGCCGATCATCGACGGCGGGCAGCGGAACGTGCGCGCGATCTCCTCAACCGCGAACTGGCGAGACTCGAGCATCTGCGCCTCGTTCGGCTCGACGCTCGTCTTCGTGAACTTCGCACCACCGAAGAGGACGCCAGGCCGGTGCGACCGGCGAACACTCTTGTGCTGCAACTCGAACGAGTCGGCGAGATCCTTCGCCTGCTCGCGCGTCAGCGCGCCAGGGTATTCGATGATGCCGCCGACCTGCGAGCCCTGACCGAAGAAGAGTTGCGCGAACGTGTCTAGCGCCTTCGATAGGCCGAGCGTCTCCTTCACGAGATCGATCCTGGACCGGCCGCGCAGCTCGCCCGGCAGGCGCAGCTCGGTAATGTGGATCATGTCCTCGGACGCGATCACGTCGCGATTGTCGTAGACGAACTCGGGGCGCCGCGTCGCCCGGTTCAGTCGGATCTCGACGCGCTGCGGATTCAGGACGATCAGGCCGGCGATGCCCTGATCGTCGCGCAGGATTCGCGTGAAGGAGTTCCCATTGATGAGCAGAGAGACGAGCACCTGCTGGAAGTGCTCCGTGCGGGAAACGCCGATCTCGGGCCGGTCCAGCCACTCGGGGCGCGGACGAAACGGCGTCCGCGTCCCATCACGACGAATGAAGGTATCCATCGGGAGCGTCGAGATGCTGTCCGCGATCAGGCGGACACAGGCGTACACGGTGCCGAGCTTCAGCGACTCGTCCTGATTCATCGACACGCCCGACGCGGTCGACACGAACAGGTCACCGCCGGAGCCGAAGATCGTCTGGAAACTCAGCGCGCGCTCCTCGCCAGAGTCGACGCCCGGATTGAAGATTCTACTGAGCACGCGACCTCTCGACGGCAATGGCGAACACTAGGAGGAACATGCCCGCCGCGATGATGCCGGCGGGCGGGAAGATCAGTCCCGCGCCCACGCTGACAGCGGCCGCGCCGAGGATTTCCATTGCCAATATCATAGCCGCCGATTTCATACGCTAAAGAACCCCGGAGCGATCATCGTCTCCGACTGCACGACCCCACCATACACAGCCATCACCCCGGCGACGAGCGCGTCGATTCGCTGCCGCTGGCGAATCTTCGACACCCTCCAACCCCTATCACTCATCTGCGCGGCGGCGCCGAGCACCATAGCCGCGAACTCAGGATCGTCTCCCGCGTGAACGATCTTGCCCTCGCCGAGCATGGAGTACCACGCCTGATAGGCGTCGGCCATCGTTGCCGAGTTCTGCGGCATCGTTACGACCGGGATGCCTTCCGCGTCGAGCACCTGCGCGGATCGCTCGAAAAAGCGCGGATCGTAGAACACGCCGGCGAGCTGGTACTCGTCCGACACGCGGCGGATGTAATCCTCGATAACGGTCAGGTCGACGTTCTGTCCAGGGCGCGGCGTCCACACCTCGGACCGGACCATCACGCGACCATCATCGAGCTCGTGCGCCATCACGACAGCCGTCGAGTCGTGGACGATGCCGACATCGACGCCGAGCGTGACGCGGGCGCCGATCGGGATCTCGACGTCGCGATCGATCGCCGCGTTCCACCAGTCGGCCGGAATCCACGCCTGCGACCCGGCGACCCAGACGCAGCCGTGAAACTGGAGCACCTCCTCGGCGGTGAGTTCCGGGTTACTCGCCTGTCGGGCGAGGTACTCCTCCGTGATCCACGATGCCGG